GTTCAGCTCGATGGCCATTCTGCATAAAACTGCATTAGCCAAACATAGAATAGGAAATGAAGTAACACTTCCCATCAACTGTCCCTCCATTTGAGGCAGCTCATTTCCCTCTTCATCAAGAAAGATATGCTTTGTTAAAGACCTAATAAAATATTCTCTAAGGTCGGGAGGTATGTATGAACCATTCTCTTCTAGTATATCTACAAGACTATTAGCCAATTCTTCTGAAATCCACGAATGTAAATTATCAGTGGATGCTTTATAGTCACCAGAGTTTATCTCTTCATCAGGGTTGATATCCTTAAGCAATAAATTAATATCATCGTCTGTAACAGGCCGACTAATCAATTCAAAGACTGGATGTTGTTTTAATGTTCGCCACATAAATTTTTGAAGTGGGGACAAACATGTGTATAGTTTACACGGTCCTTTGGAGATGACTCTGATCTTTAGAGGTTCATCGAGCCCTACAGTTTGTACATAGGGTTGTTCATTTTTTGTTTCGGCCCAGAGATCCCAAAAGATCTCTCCCCATATTAGGTTTAGTTCGGATTTCTCCAACCGGACTCCAGCAAGGATTGTTTCCTTTCCTTCTGAAAATCTTTGATCAATAATTTCTTGTTCTATTTCTCTTAATTTTTGTTGAAATTTTGCATTAATCTCTACGGTCGAAGCGATTTCAAGCGGACTTATATTCACTAATTTTTTATCCTTTAAGTTTTCATACTTAGCTTGAATATCCTGGCTCAAGAGCCAGTCCTTAAATTCACCTACAGCCCCATACTCACTCCTAGTTCTATTATAATTTGAGTTAAAAGATGGAACAAATGGACGTTCCCAGTCATCTTTGGTTATCTGCCGATCAAAAAAAATCTCTTTAATTATACGGCGACACTCCTCCTTAACACGGTCTTGTGTCAACACAAAGTCCTGAACTGGACTCTCAATCACTACTGGAATTAATTCCTTAGGTTTCGTGGTGAGAGCTTTCATAGTGTCTAATTCTTTTTCATGAATCATCCATTTTGGCGCTTTGGGCATACCCTTCTTTACACCTAACAACATAGTCTCCAATATTGAGACCCATTTAGAACTTGGATTTTTAGTTTTATTATATTTTATTTTTGTAATTTTCATCCAAGAATTGAACATGCCAGGCAGGATTTGGTGTTCCTGTATTTCATCCATAAAAGAAGGTTTCGTTACACTAGGCTGTTTCATCCAGAAAGCATAAAATGCGGTCGTTTGATATTTAAAAAATTCGACCCAGCTATTGTAACCTTTTGTTGTACATATGTTAATTACCTTTTGTATATACATGGTTTTGGTTTGGTAAAACTTAATCTTATATTTTTGTTCCTTATCCAAAACCGTTCGTCTAGCTTCTCTTTCCTTTTCGCTTATATTTTTATTATTTTTATATTTAATCGCGTTATAGGAGTCATTAAATTGTAGATTAGAGAGAGGCTTCTTAAATCCTAAGAGTATACAAGCGTCGATCAGTGTTGTCACACACCTTTCAACATTTGTAGCGAGTTCATTAAGTAATACTTCGGTTAGTCGTAGACAATCGTCTTTGCTGAACTCCTCTTTTCCTTGTTTAACTTTCAATAAAAATTTTTTCTTAAACAAGCCAGGATAATATTTACCAACATCTTCCATAGCAAATGGAAGTGGTATATTGGGGACATTTACGATGTATCCCTTCAACGTGCGAATAGTTCTCGGTGCATGGTCACCAACTAGTTCGCTCACATTTAGATCACGGATCAGTAGATTTGTGAGTTCGTTCTCGGTATCAGCTGTCCCTTCCATTTCTGGAAGGGCGGTTATCATCGAG